TCTCCGACCGCGTCAAGGAGACCACGACCTCCACCGGCACGGGTCCGCTGACCCTGGCCGGTGCGGTCGCGGGCTTCCGCGCGTTCTCGTCGGTGTGCGCGGACGGTGACACGGCGTACTACGTCGTGACCGATGGCACGTCGTGGGAGGTCGGTCTGGGGACGTTCGCGGCGGGTGTCCTGACGCGCACGTCGGTGCTGGCGTCGTCGAACGGCGGCGTGGTGGTGGCGTTGAACCCGGGCTCGAAGGAAGTCTGGATCGACGTTCCGGCGGCGGCGGTCGACGCCTTGCGCGGTGATATTGCCACCGCGCTGTCGACGGCCAACGACGCACGCAACGTCGCCGTTGACGCCCAGACGCTGGGGTCCTATCTGAGCCCTGCTTGTGCTGCTGGTGACCCCACCAGCGCAGGTGCACCTACCGACGGCAGCGTCCTCTACTACTTCGACAGCACCACGTCGCCCTACGTGATGTGGGTCTTCGACAGCAACGACAACGCCTTCCATCAGGTCGCCTGACGGGACGGGTGACCGATGCTCGGCTTCTCCGCGATCTCCGAGACGCCGATCTCGGCGCTGCCAGGGACGGCCCCGGCACCGTCCGGGCCTCCTGGGGGCCGGTCCTCGTCGAGCGCCATCGCCGTCAGCGTGGGCGTGCTCGCAGCGGTCGCCCTCACCGGCAGCAGCCTCCCGTCGCGACCCGTGAGCGGGGCTCTTGCGACCGTGGCGGCCCGCGGCGGTGCGACGGGCGCTCCGGTCGCCAACGCCGACGCAGGGACGCCCAGCGCCCCGGCGTCAGGCGTCGCAGACCCGTCCCGGCCGCGTGCCGGAGCGCAGACCACCGGAGCACGCTCCGACTCCACCACCCCACCGACCGCGAGAGCAGGTGCCGCGACGTGACCACCTACGAGGTCGGGCAGACCGCGACCGTGCGGCTGCGCGTCACGTCCGACGGAACCACGCTCGCCGACCTCGGCAGCGGCCCGACGTGCACCGTCACCAAGCCCGACGGGACCACGGCTGCCGCGACCGTCACCCACACCGGCGGCACCGGGCTCTACGACGGCGCGCTGGTCACCACCCAGGCTGGACGTCACCGTTTCACCTTCACCGGCAGCGGCGCGAACTCCGGCGGCCTGCCCTACACCGAGGTCGTCGACGTCTGGCCCGCGGACCCGCGGTTCATCATCGGCCTGGCCGACGCGCGCGCCGCCATCAACGAGATCAGCGGCACCGTCGACGACGACGAGCTCCGGCTCTACATGGCGGCCGTCACGCCGGTCATCGAGGACATCGTCGGCCCGGTGCTCGGCGCCTCCAAGGTGTGGCCGGCCGACGGCGGCAAGGAAGCCATCCTCATCCCGCACGAGATCGACTCGATCACGTCGGTCACCGAGGACGGCCAGGTCCTCACCGAGGGTGCCGACTACGTCGTGAACTACTCCGCCGGCGTCATCTACCGCGGCCAGTCCCTGGCCCGGCTGCCGTGGATGCCGGGCGTGCAGAACGTCGTCGTCACCTACAAGGTGGGCGGCACCGCCGTCGACCCGAACGTGACGCTCGCCGCGCGCGAGGAGCTGCGGTTCCTGTTCCAGAACGGGCAGCAGGGCGGTGCCCGCCCCGGCTTCGGCGACACCCCCGGCTACGACGACACGGTGTCGACGCCGTCTGGGTTCGCTGTCCCGCGGCACGTGCAGGAGCTCTGCCAGGCCTCCGCGTACCACCGGATGCCCGGGTTCGCCTGATGGCCACCTCGCAGGTCCACGCCGTCAAGAACGCGCTGGTCACCGTCCTCACCGCGCTGTGGCCGGCGCCGGTCTGGGTCGGCTACGGCCACCCGGGCACCCTGCGCGTGAACGACATGATCGCGGTGATGGACGCCACGGCCGTCCAGGTGGGCGGCCCGATGGGCGGCCCTCGCGTGCGCGAGGAAACCATCCAGGCGCAGGTCCTGTTCTCCGTTTACCGCGGTGGCAACGACCAGGCGACCGTCACCGCGCGTGCGTTCGCGATGCTCGCCGCCCTCGAGACCTCGCTGCGCACCGACCCGACCCTCGGCATCACCGGGGCACGTCTCGGCCAGGTCACCTCGATCGACCTTGCCGAGGAGGCGTCCACCTCCGGGCGCGTCGCAGAGCTCGCCGTCGCCGTCCAGATCGTCGTCCGACTCGCCTGACCCACCCCCTTCCAACGGTCGCCGTATCCGGCGCCCGTCGACCCGTCATGCCTCAAGGAGCACCGATGGCGACCTTCAAGAACATCAGCCCGCTCGGGGCGATCGACTTCCCGCTCATCGGGCGTGAGGGCGAGCCGTTCGGCGAGCACGGCACCGGCTGCCTCGAGCCCGGTGAGGTCTTCGAGATCCCCGACGAGCTCGCCGGCCAGGCGCCGTCGGGCTCGGTCGAGGACGGCACCTACGACCCCGGCTGGGGTCCGCTCGCGCAGCCCGACCTGTTCGAGCTCGTCTCGGCCGCGAAGCCGCGCGAGCCCAAGCGCACGACCAAGTCGAAGCCGAAGCCCGCCACCGTCGGCGAGCCCGGTCCCGAGGTCGTCGAGCTCCCCGCCGACGCCGACCCCGCCCAGGAGGGCTGATCCATGACCGCCATCCAGGACTGCTCGTTCGGCATGAAGGTCGAGTCGACCTACGGCACGGCCGTCACGGTCGACCGCTGGTACGAGTTCGAGGGCACCGTCGACGTCACCTACGACAAGAACATCGTGCAGGGCTCCGGTGTGCGCGTCGGTCGCAAGGCTCCGCGCGCCGACCGCCGCGTCCCCACGACCACGCAGTCGGCGATCAAGGTCACCGTGCCCGTGCTGTCCAAGGGCTTCGGCTACCTGCTGACCGCCTGCACCGGCTCAGGGGTCTCGACGCTGGTATCGGCCTCGACCTACCAGCAGCTGTTCAAGTTCGGCACGCCGGGCTCCTACACGATCCAGATCGGTGTCGTGCGCGCGGATGGCACGACCGTCGACCCGATGACCTTCGCGGGATGCGTGGCTACCGAGTGGGAGCTGTCGCTGGACAACGCGGGCAAGCTGATGCTCTCGGTCACCTTCGACGGCCGCTCGCTGGCAACCGCCACGGCGTACACCGCGCCGACGTACACCGCGTCGCAGACCGTCTACCACTTCGGTGAGGCAGCCGCGGGCGCCATGACCGTCGGTGGCTCGCTCGTCGTCCCCACCACGACCGTGCTGGCCTCGGGTGGCACCGCGGTGACCAACGTGCGCGACTTCAAGCTGTCGTGGAAGCGCAGCGTGGCCACCGACCGGTTCAACCTCGGCGGCGCGGGTCTCAAGTCGGCGCCGGTGTTCGGGGTCGCCACCCCCACCGGATCCATCACCTACGAGTACGACTCGACCACCAACCGCGACGCGCACATCGCGGACACCGCGCTCGCGCTGTCCCTGACGCTGACCTCGCCGGTGGCCCTGTCGACAGGCTTCGAGCAGTTCCAGGTCGCCATCCCCGCCGCGAAGCTCGACGGCGGCGGCCTGCCCGACGCCACCGGCGACCTGATCGTCGTGTCGCAGGACTTCTCCGTCCTCGACGACGGCACCAACGACCCGGTCTACCTGGCGCTGCGGACGTCCGACTCGGCGCTGTGAGCGAGCCGATCCGGGTCGACGCGTCGCAGTTCTCCACGCTGCTGCGAGCGGCGAAGGACTTCGACGCCGACCTCGGCCGCGAGCTGCGCAAGTCGATCCGGATCGTCGGGAAGAAGGCCGCTGACGAGTCCAAGGCCGAGGTGCTCAAGGCCCCGGAGTCGGCCGCCCATCACCGCAAGATCCGCACATCGCGCGGGCTGCGGCGTGCGATCGCCGCCGGGATCCGGCTGCAGATCGCCACGCCGAAGGCGGGCGAGGGCGGCGTGCGTATCAAGGCGGGCACCTCCGCGGTGGCCGCCCTGACCGGGAACGCGTCGCTGGCACGGAAGTACAACGCCAAGAAGGGCTGGCGGCACCCCGTCTACGGCTACGACGAGTGGGTCGAGCAGAAGGGCCGCCCGTTCTTCGGGTCGGTCATCGCCAAGCACAAGCCCGACGTTGCACAGGCCGTCGAGGAAGCACTTGCCAGGGCTGCAGACGCGGTCGCTGAGCGCATGGGAGGAGCACGGTGAAGATCGTCATCGAAGGGCGCGAGTACCCGCAGCCCGACTTCGACCGGGTCACCGTCTGGCAGCAGATCAGCTTCCAGAAGGAGACGGGCATGACGCCCAAGGACATCCGCGAGATGGGCGAGCGGGTCCAGTCCATGACGCAGGAGCAGCGCGAGGACTCCACCGACGCGCTCATCGTCGCGGGCATCGCGATCTGGATCGCCCGCGCCTCCGCCGGCGAAGACGTCACCTTCCAGCAGGCCTGCGACATCCCCTTCAGCGACGTCCAATTCGTGGCAGAGCCGGGCGACGAGGAGTCGCCGGACCCTCGCCCGGCCCCGCCGGCTATCGGTCGGGGCGTCGCCAGTCGACCTCTGCCCGCCGACCGCTTGAAGAAGAAGACCTCGAAGAAGGCGTCCTCCGCCGCCTGACGGTCGTGTGCCGGCTGTGGCCCGGCATCACTCCGCACCGCTCCGGGATGCCCGGGTCGGTGTGGGACCTCGAGTGCCGCATCTGGATCGCTTTCGCCCAGGCGACCGACCAGTACCTGAAGGACCGTGAGGAGGCGAATCCATGAGCGACGTCGGCATGACCTTCAAGCTCTTCGGCCAGGACGTCACCGCAGGGAAGTCGCTGAAGCACGTCGCCGACGAGGCGGACAAGACGGGCAAGGGCCTCAAGGCCCATGTCGGGGCCGGGGCGATCGCGGCGGGCGCTGCGCTGGGTGGTCTGGTCGCGGGCGGCATCTCCGCAGCGATCGGCGGTCTGGGCGACCTGATGACACAGGCCCGGGAGTCCGAGGCCACGAGCCGCATCACCGCGCAGGTGATCAAGAGCACGGGTGGGGCCGCCCACATCACCGCCGGCCAGGTCGACGACCTCGCGACCGCGATCTCGAACAAGACCGGTGTCGACGACGACGCGATCAAGTCGTCGGAGAACATGCTCCTGACCTTCACCGACGTCCGCAACGAGGTCGGCAAGGGCAACGACATCTTCAACCAGGCCACCCAGATGGTCACCGACATGTCGGTCGCTCTGGGCCAGGACGGCAAGGCGTCCGCGATCCAGCTCGGGAAGGCGCTCAACGACCCGATCAAGGGCGTCACGGCCCTGTCCAAGGTCGGCGTCTCATTCACCGACCAGCAGCGCAAGCAGATCAAGACGCTCGTCGAGCACGGCAACAAGCTCGGGGCGCAGAAGGTCATCCTCAAGGAGCTCGGTCGGGAGTTCGGCGGCGCTGCGGCGGCCTCGAGCGATCCGATGAAGAAGCTCGGTGTGACGCTGGGCAACCTCGCCAAGGGCCTGGCGCAGCAGCTGCTCCCGTACATCGAGAAGGCCGCGACGTGGCTGTCGGCCAACCTCATGCCCATCATGCAGAAGCTGATCCCGGTCGTGGCGTCGTTCGCTGGGTGGATCTCCAAGAACGCGAACGTGCTCGGCCCGCTGGTCGGCATCATCATCGGCGTCGTCGGTGCCATCCGGGTCTGGATGCTCGTGCAAGCGGCGCTCAACGCGATCATGGCTCTGAACCCGATCGGTCTGGTCGTGATCGCGATCGCAGCCCTGGTCGCTGGGCTGGTCATCGCCTACCAGAAGTTCGGGTGGTTCCACGCCCTGGTCGACACCGTGTGGAACGGTATCCGCGCCGTCGTGGGTGCCGTCGTGCAGTGGTTCACGACGACCGCCTGGCCCAAGATCAGGGTCTTCCTGTCGGTCCTGGCCGCCGGGTTCCGCCTCTGGTGGTCGGTCGTCTCGTCGGTCGTCGGCTGGATCCTGGGCCGCGTCGGCGCCCTTGTGGCGTGGTTCACCTCCACCGCGTGGCCGAAGATCCACGCCGTCATCACGCTGCTCGTGGCCGGCTTCCAGTTCTGGTGGCAGAAGGCGCGCGACGTCATCGGCTGGATCATCGGCCGGGGCGAGACGCTGATCACCTGGTTCCAGGGGCTGAAGGACAAGATCGGCTCGGCGGTGTCGGGTGCCTGGGACGGCCTCAAGAACGGCTTCAAGGCCGCGCTCAACTGGATCATCGACCGCTGGAACTCGATGCCGTCGTTCACCATCGGCGGCCAGGAGTTCATGGGCAAGACGCTCCCGTCGATGACCTTCGCCCTGCCGCAACTGCAGCACCTCGCGACAGGCACGCCCTACGTGGTGTCCGGCGGATTCTTCAACGTCGGTGAGCGCGGACCGGAGCAGGTCTACCTACCGCAGGGCTCGGCCGTCGTCCCTCATGGCGGGATGGCTGGTGGCGACGTCCACTACCACGTGCATCTCGACAAGGCCACGGTCTTCGGCGGCAACCGCGCCCAGGTCGGTCGCGAGCTCGTCGCGGCGATGGACGAGGCCCGCCGCGGCGGCCGCGGCGGACGTCCCTAGCACCTGACCCCTTTCAACCGAGCCCCCAGGGAACCCCTGGGGGCTTCGTCATGCACCGGGAGCCCTCATGCACGGAGACATCATCCGCGAGGTCAACGGCGACCTCATCGAGCCGATCGAGCGCCGCCTGATCCTCGAGGAGCGCGCGGGTATCCGGGGCTACGGCGCGTGGATCCACCTCGACGAGAACATGTCGGTGCGGTCGGCGGACCCGTTCGAGAACCGCATCACCGACGCCGGCGACCAGTACATCGCGCAGAAGATCATCACCGGCGGCGGCCCGGCCGCCCCGGCCGCGCCGACCATCGCCAACGGCATGAAGCTCGGCACCGGCTCGGCGGCCGTGACGAAGAACGGCACCAACTCCGCGCTGGGCTCGTACCTGGCGGGCACCAACGTCCCGTTCGACGCGACGTTCCTGAGCTACACCGTGCTGGGCGCCGGCGCGGGGACGCGCGCGAACCACCAGAGCACGTTCGGCCCTGGCGTCGGCACGTCGGCGACGGTCAACGAGGCGATCATCTGCAACGACGCCGGCACCAACGCCACGAGCCTCGCCGCCAACACCTACGCGCGCATCCTCGGTCCCTCGGGAACGCTGAACAAGGCCGCGGGCGACACGCTCATCGTCGTCTGGTACTGGCTGGTCCTGGCGCCCTGACATGGCGACGACGACGACCTGGAAGGTCGGCCGCGCGTCGGGTGCGACGGTCACCTGGACCGCGCAGGACTCGGTCTCGCCCGTCGACTCCGCGACGTGGAGCGGCACGCAGCTGACCGGCGCCGGCGTCACCCGTGTGCAGGACCTGGCAGGCGGACACCTGAGCAACGCCACGACCGGGATCATCTCCTTCCCCGGCGGCGTCTACGCCGACGCGACCGACTTCGACGACTTCGGCTCCGGCTCGGGCAACAACTACGGCTACGCGCTCCCCAGTGGCGTCACGAGCCTGGTCGGCACGGGCATCGACAACACGATCATCGAGGTCTCGCCGAACACGATGAGCGTGGCCTCGGCGGCGAAGATCCCGTCGCAGACGGCCGGCGGTACCAACCCGCTGACGCTGCTCCGGATGGACGGCGGCGGCCCGACGGCCTGCACCATCAAGGGCACAGACCAGACCGTCAACGGCGCCAAGCAGCTCTACAACGGCGTGCAGTTCTGGTACCAGAACGGGACCACCGTCGGCGGCTTCAAGGTCGTCAACATCCCGGGTGACGCTGCGAGCAACCCCGGCGAGACGGGCGTGCTCAAGGCCGACCACTGCGTCTCGATGACGTACCACGACATCGAGGCGGACGGCACCGACGGCGCCGGCACCAAGGTCGGCGGCACGGGCTTCCTGCTGAACAGCGCTTCCGGCACAACGACTTTCAACGACTCGTCGTTCCACGATATGGGGTTTGGCCACGGCGTCTCGGCCTACAAGTGCGTTGGCCAGGTGAACTACAACCGCGTGTCGTGCACCGGCTCGCCCGGGTGCTTCAACTACGAGCGCAACGTGATCACGTCCGTGCTCACCAACTGCCAGTTCGGCTCGACGATCGTCGGCTCGCACCACTCGCACATGATCGTCGACAGCGACCTCGGTTCGTCGCAGATCACCATCGTCGAGCCGTCCTTCGGCACCA